TACCAGTATCAGCAACAGGTTATCCAGTTACGATTGGTGCAGGTGGTTCTCGTGCATCACTAGATGTTTATGGAACAGATAGCCCATCCGCAAGTGGAAGTGGTAGCAATTCAGTTTTTACAGGATCAACTACAATAACATCAGCTGGTGGTGGAGGTGGTGCAAATAGATCAACACCTACTCCTCAAGGAGGAGCAAGTGGTGGTTCAGGTGGTGGATCAAGAGCAGATATTCCAGCAGAGGGATTAGGTAATCAACCACCAGTAAGTCCACCTCAAGGAAACAATGGAGGAGCAGGTGGAGCTTGTGGAACAAATGGCGGAGGTGGTGGAGCAACTGCCGTAGGAACAAGTGGAGATGGATCAAATGCAGGTCCAGGTGGAGCAGGAGCAACAAATTCAATAAATGGAACACCTACTGCTAGAGCAGGAGGAGGAGGTGGTGGTGGAGAAAGTTCTTCTCCAGCAGGTGCAAATGGAGGAGCTGGTGGTGGTGGAGACGGATCAGATGATGATGCAGGTAATGCTGTTGCAGGAACTGCCAATACAGGTGGTGGTGGAGGCGGTGGAGCTGGATCAAGTCCTGGTTCAGTTGGTGGAAATGGTGGTTCAGGAATAGTAATAATAAGATATAGATTTCAGTAGTTGAAAAAAAATATGAATATGATAAGGAGATAATATTATGGCACATTTTGCAAAAATAGGAATGAATGGAAAAGTTATCCAAGTATTGACTATGGATAATGAAGAAATGAAAGATGATCAAGGAAATGAAGTAGAAGCTAAAGGTCAAGAGTGGTTAGAAAGACATAATAACTGGCCTTCTCAAATGTGGATTCAAACTTCATATAATACACATGCTAATCAACATAAAGATGGCGGAACACCTTTTAGAGGAAATTATGCAGGAATAGGTTATGAATGGGATGAAGATAATAATATCTTCTGGCCTAAAAAACCTTTTGCATCTTGGGTAAAAGATATGTCAGATGCACAATGGCATTCGCCTATTGGAGATGCACCTGAATTAACAGAAGAACAAATAGAAGATAATAAATCTTATGTTTGGAATGAAAATAATCAAAGTTGGGATTTAACAGATTCTGAAGAATAATATACTATCTTAATGTATGGTGGACATTAAACAAAAAATACTTTCAAAAATAGATTTATATAATGGAACAATTTCAATGCCAAAAGGTTTTGAGATTGATAAAGAAGTTTTAAAAAAAGATATACTTACTCACAATATTAAAGATTGTCCTTTCCCTTTTTCAAAAGAATGGGATAAATTAAATACTTATTTAAGAGAACATATAAATTTAGAATATGGTTTTACTCTTATAAATAAATTAACAACTGGTTTAATGTTTAAACCAAATGAATCTAATTTTCCAGAATATGAAAACAATAAAGTTGATTTAAGAAACTCGCCTGATTATGTAATGTTATATGGTGTAGATTTAGAAAATACAAATGTCAGAATTTATTATGATGATAATAGGAGAGCTGGTAGAAGTTGGGATATATCATTGAAAAATAATAAATTTATTATGTTTCCAAGCACACTTATATATCACATATCAAATAATCAAAAAGACAAATTAAATTTTATTCTTAAAACAACTTATGAATATATCTAATTATTATTGGTATTTTAAATCTGCATTGACACCTAAATTTTGTGATGATGTAATTGCTTATGCTAATCAAAAAAAAGAAACGATTGCAAGAACAGGTGGATATGACAAAGAAAAATTATCAAAAGAAGATATTAAAAATATGCAAAAAAAAAGAAAGTCAGATTTAGTATGGCTTAATGATACCTGGATATATAAAGAATTACATCCATATGTTCACGAAGCAAATAGAAATGCTGGTTGGAATTTTCAATGGGAAAGAAGTGAATCTTGTCAATTTACAAAATATAAGTTAAATCAATATTATGATTGGCATTGTGATAGTTGGAATAAACCTTATGAAAAAGAAGGTCCTGAAAATGGTAAGATTAGAAAATTATCAATGACTTGTCAATTAACAGATGGTTCAGAATATAGTGGTGGTGAATTGGAATTTGATTTTAGAAACTATGATCCACACATGAGAGATGAATCAAAACATAGAATACAATGTAAGGAAATATTATCAAAAGGTTCAATAATAATATTTCCTAGTTTTGTATGGCATAGAGTAAAACCAGTAACATCAGGTACAAGATATAGTCTTGTAGTATGGCATTTAGGGAGACCTTTTGTATAATGTTTATTAATAGTTATTTTCCTACAATAATTTGGAGTGAAGAAAAACCTGAGTTTCTTAAATCATTAAATAAAGCAAGTAACAAATATATCAAGGAAGCAAGAACAAGAGAGAAAAAATACATTAAAGAATACGGTGATTTTGGAAAATCATATCATTCAACAGCTTTGACTAACGATAATGATTTTTTAGATTTTAGAAATTATGTTGGTCAAAAATCATGGGAATATTTAGATCATCAAGGTTATGATATGTCACAATACACAACTATGTTTAGTGAGCTATGGGTACAAGAGTTTGCTAAAAAAGGAGGTGGTCATCATTCAGCACACATACATTGGAATCAACATGTTTCAGGATTTTATTTTTTAAAATGTAATGAAAAAACTTCTTTTCCCATATTTCACGAACCTAGAACAGGAGCAAGAAGTACAAAATTAAAAATGAAACAAGATAGGAAAGGTGTGTGGCCTGGAGAAGAGCTTGTAAACTTTAGACCAAATCCTGGCACCTTAATTATATTTCCAGGATTTTTAGAACATGAGTTTGCAGTGGATTTTGGTATAGAACCATTTAGATTTATACATTGGAACATACAAGCTATACCTAAAGAAATGGCAAAAGATGTTTAAAAAAAATAAATATGCAATTATAAAAAAAGCTATATCAAAAGATTTAGCAACTTTTTGTATGAATTATTTATTAATGAAAAAACAAGTTTATGATACTTGTTTAAAAGAAAGATACATTTCACAATTTGAAACAATGTTAGGTTATTATGAAACAAATAATGATCAAATACCTAATACATATTCATTCTATTCTGATATTGCTATGGAAACTTTAATGTTAAAATGTCAACCTATCATGGAAGAAACTACGGGACTAAAGTTATATCCAGCATATACTTATGGCAGAGTCTATAAAAAAGGAGATATTTTAAAAAGACATAAAGATAGATTTAGTTGTGAAATATCAACAACTATGAATCTTGGCGGAGATAAATGGGCAATATATTTAGAGCCATCTGGAGAATTAGGTAAAAAAGGTGTTAAAGTTAATTTAGATCCAGGCGATATGCTTGTTTATAGAGGTTGTGAATTAGAACATTGGAGAGAAAAATTTAAGGGCAAATGTAATGTCCAAGTATTTTTGCATTATAATAATACTAAAACTAGATTTGCTAAAGAAAATATCTATGATCGGAGAAAGCATTTAGGACTACCAAATTGGTTTAAAAAATGATAAAAAAAACACGGGGGGAGAGATACCACATACCACCATCTCTCTCTCCGTATTATGATAAATAAATTAAAACATAATAAGGAGTTGGTATGGACAAAGTTAAAGAACGAATCAAATCGCATGAAGGGTTTAGGGATACTGTGTATTCCGACAGCTTGGGTTTTGCTACTATTGGCTACGGTCATCTTGTATTACCCGACGATCCTTATGTTGAAGGTGTTGTATATCCTAAAAACGATCTTGAAAAAGTTTTTGATAATGATTTTAAAATAGCTTTAAGATCTGCAGAAAGTTTATTAGAGGGTATAGATCATAATGAAGATATTAAAGGTGTAATTGTGGAGATGTGTTTTCAATTAGGAAAACCACGAGTGATGAAATTTAAAAAAATGTGGGAAGGTCTTAAAGAAAAAGATATGCAGAAAATGGCTTCAGAAATGATTGACTCTAATTGGCATAAACAAACTACAAAAAGATGTGAATCATTAGCAGAGATAGTAGCAAATACTTATATATAGGAGGAAATATGATGCTAACTAAAAAACAAAAGAAACTTCCTTTGGCTTTACAAAAAGCTATAATGAAGAAAAAGAAAAAGAAAAAGAAAGCGAGGAAATAATGCCTTATCATTACGGCGGAATGAGTAAAAAGAAAAAGAAAAAAAAGAAAAAAGGTAAAAAGAAAAAATAATGGTTAAAGCTACTTCTATAACTAATATTATTAAAGATCTTAAACCAAGACAGAAAAAAACTATGAGAGCTCACGCAAGACATCATAGTTTAAAACATATGAGGTCTATGGCTAGAGCTATGAAAAAAGGTTCTACTTTTAAAAACGCACATCTCAAAGCATTAAGGACAATTGGAAAATAAATGGCAAGAAAAAAGAAAAGAAGAACTGTTCCAAAAGATAAAAAGACGGGTGTTCCTAAAAAATATCTATCTGGATTAAAAGGATCAAGAAGAACAAGAAGAGCTAGACTCATTAAAAGAGTTTCTTCAATTTATAGATCTGGCGGATTTATTCCAAGAGATTTATTAAACAGAAGGACAAAAGCATAATGGCAAGAAAATTTAGACGACCTTTATCAGCGGCGACAAAAGCTACTTTAAGAAGAAAAGCTAAAGCTAAAAAAAATGTTACATACGGACAATTAGTTAAGGTCTATCGTAGAGGCCAAGGTGCATTTCTTGGCGGAGGCAGTAGAAGAGTTCCTATGGCCGCATGGGCGATGGGCCGGGTCAATAGTTTTATCCGTGGCTCAAGAAAACACGATACTGATTTAAGAAGAAAGCGAAGAAAAAGATAATGCCTAGTCCTTCTCAAAAAAATAAAGAACATTTAATTAGGATAGAAGGAGAGATAGCTTTATTAAAACACGAGATTCAAACAATTCGTGGGAATCATTTACATCATTTAGATTTAAGAGTTTCAAGAATGGAAAAAGTTATGTGGACGATCTGTATGGTTGCTGTAACTCATCTATTGTATACAGTTCTCAATTAGTTGCTTTTATATAAATTTCACTTTATAAGTGTACTATGGCTTATAAAAGGATACTCGTAATTAGCGATATGCACATCCCATACCATCATAAAGACTCATTAGAGTTTTTAAAATGTGTAAAAAAAGAATTTAAACCTGACTTCATTGTTAATATTGGAGATCTTTTAGATTTTCATGCAATCAATATGCACACACATGATCCAGATCTTTATTCACCTGGGCATGAGCTCAATGCTTCAAAAAAATATATCAAAGAATTAGAATCTATATTTCCTAAAATGATTGAAGTAGATAGTAATCATTCTAGTCTTGTTTATAGAAGAGCTGTTAAGTTTGGAATGAGCCGTCAATTCTTAAAAGATTACGGAGATTTTCTTGGAACAAAGAAATGGAAATGGATTGATGATTTAACTCTTCAAATGTCAAACGGACAAAAATGTTTTTTTACACATGGTAGATCTGCTGATGTTCTTAAAGTATCGCAAACAATGGGAATGAACGTAACGCAGGGGCATTACCATACTGCGTTCACCATAAAATATTGGGCAAACCCTGATTCAATTTTTTGGGGCATGAATGTGGGATGTCTTATAAATCAAAAATCACTTTCCATGAGTTATGCAAAGAATTTTCGTACAAGGTTTATTTTAGGTTGTGGGATAATATTAGATGGGATTCCACGGCTTTTACCCATGGTCTTGAATAATAAAGGAAATTGGATTAAGAAGATAGTATGACCATTAAAAAAGACCCTCCAGAAAGCAAAATAAGAGCTTTTAAGAGGGGTTCAGCACTAGATAAGCAGATAGGTGGCTCTCACTACAAAAACGGAAAAATAGAGCCTATACAATTGATTGTATCGCATAAGCTTGATTTTATAGATGGCAATATAGTGAAATATGCAGTAAGAAAAAAGAATTACGAATCAGATAGAGAACGATATGAAAAAATTAAACATTATTGTGAATTGGCTTTGGAGTTAAAATGTGGTTCACATTAGGTAAATTAGCATTAAAGACGGGAGCTCAAATTTATCAAAACAAGAAAAGAGCTCAGGTATTAGAATCAGAAGCTGAAGTTAAATATTTAGAACGAGCTTGTAAAGGTGAAGTAGAACTAAAAAAGATTGAACATAAAAGAATGAGTTCAGATCTTAAAGATGAATTTTGTTTAATTTTATTAAGTTTGCCTTTATTGATTTTAGCATATTCTGTATTTTTTGGAGATCCAGCTTTGGTATCAAGGATTAGTTATAGGAGCTTTCAGTACTATTCTTGGTATTCGTGGAGTATCAGCTATAAAGAAAAAGTAATACTAATTAAATCCATATATGGTAAAACTAAATATGGATAAAGATTATATATTAGTAGATGCACAATTCTTTTTTGCTCCAATGGATGAATCAGAGCCATTAGGAAAAGCAATCTCTATCTCTTTTTTAGATAAATATCCATCCTTCTCACACAAAGAAGAAATCTTACAAAACTTTGAACAAAATGGATTAGTCCTTTTAGATTATGAAATTACTTATAGACCACTAAAACAAAATGATGATTTAGCTCCGTATAATGTAACAAGACACTAAAAGATAATAGATCCTAAAATAAATCCTACAACAAAGCAGATCCACTCTCTCCTATAATGTAACTCAAGAGCTTTCCAATCGCCTTTTGTTTTTCCAAAATATAACATTATCCCTCCGATAATTTGTTAAATTCTAAATTCTGTCTTACTTCGCTTTGTAATAACATAATTTTAGTTTTAAGCTTATCCCAATCAACCTTGCAATTCAAATGTTTAGTTTTAGCTTGGGATAATTCTTTTGTAAGTTCATCCATAGAAGCATCAGTAATTATAAGAGCTTTTATTTCTTCAGCAGATCTTTTTGTTGCATCAGTTTTAAAATGTAAATATAATTCTGCGTGTTTCTTTTTAACTCTATCTTCCATATCAGTAAGATGAGCATAAGCGGATGTGTAATATTTTGATGATTGATCTAAAAGAGTATTTATCTTTTTTCTATCAAAAGTTAATGCGTCTATATTAGAACTGATCGTTCCACTCATCATCATCTCCCATTGGAATCTTATCATCCATATTATCCAGATCTTGTTTTGTTATAGGTTTTGAATTATCTGGAGCAAAAGATTGAGCTACTGCTGGAATAGATTCATCTACTCTTTTAAATGTACCCATATTCGCTCTTTTTTGATATGGTCTTTTCATCCTGAATACTTCTATTAATTCAAGATTCTCACCATATTTAGGTTGTTGGAATGGTTCTTGAATAATATATTCTTTTTTACAAATCCATCCCTGACTCGCATATTGTTGGATTTCAGGTTGTTTCCACCACTGCATTGGCATTTGTGAGGGTTTAAATTTTCTTTTAGTAATAGAACAAGTATATTCTATTTCCGTAAGATTCCTCTCATATTCAGCTATCGGTGCTTTTCTTCCAGTATTCCAGATCTTATTAGATTTACAAGCTACATAAGGATCTTTTTTTTTATTATAGTTAGACATCTCTCTTATTCTCCTTTTTCCATTTTTTTACTTTATCATTAAATTTAAGTTCAAGATTCTCTAAATATCTTGAAGCTTTAAATCCTCTAAATAACGCATCATCTATTTTGAGTTTCATCATTGAAACTTGTTTATTAGAATCTTTAGGAACATTAACTATTCCAAGATACGATATTTTAAAGTCCGTTGTTTCTTCTATAAACCTTCTATAAGTTTCTAATTGGATCGCTTGATCTACATAGAAATCTTTAGAAGTTTTTGTATCTAAAAGAGCCATTTTACCTTTCCAGCTCTTTTTAGTTACAATCAAGTCAAGACAACCCGCTATATCATACTTTTTACTATAGAGAGGTAGTTCGCTAATAACCATCTCAAACCCAGTTGACTTCCACCAATTAAGCCATTTTGATGTCATGGTTTTTAACGGTTCACTACTAGGAATAGCGGGTTTCTTGCCCTTCACATAAAGATCTATCCATTCATGCAGATTAGTTCCAATATCTCTTGCATAATCTTCAAGATCATTTGTTTGAAGCTCTACTTTTTTAATTAGATTATTTATTTCATCTATTGGTTTTTTATCATTAATTAGGACATTCTTTAATCCTTCTAAAACCATTTTTCTTTTCCAAAATAATAATCCATTTTTATTTTGATGATTACCTATAATAGTTGTTACACTAGATTTAGGTTCTCCGTTTACATTATATCTTTTCCCAAAAGCTTTAGGATTATAAAGTATATTGTCTCCGTTTTTATTTGTTAACTTTTGACTCATCTTCTACCTCTTTATGTTTGAAAACAGAAAACATCCATTTAAAAGAAAATTTTAAATATTTAGATGTTTTCATTAATTTAGGAGTACTGATTCCATTAGATCCCTTCTCATATTTTTGGATCTGTTGAAAGGTAACTCCGATTGCATTTGCGACTTTTGTTTGAGTTTTACCTCTTAACAATCGTACAAATCTTATTCTTGCTCCTATAAGAGAATTAATTATAGATTCATCATTTGGATCTAAATGATGTTTTTCTCTTAATTCAGCGATTCTTCTTTTTACTTCTTTTATATTATTCATAATTATCCTTAATTCATTACGGAGTGATTTCGTCCGATCATACATTTTCTATAAATATCTGTGTATTGAGTCTCAGCTCTTGGACTCATTATCCAAAAACCTAGATTGCTAAAGAATGATGTATTTTTTTCTGCAAACTCTTTACAAAGAATTTTATCGTTAGTTATAAATTCTGCATTTGAATTTTCAAATTTAGATCTGCCGTTTGAATCTATTAACGGATCGTATGAAGCACATCCATTTAATAAAGTCACCAATAACCCTACCACCAAAAGTCTTTTCATTTTTTTTCCCTTCTATACTTTTTGATTCTCAAACATCTTGAAAGCTAGAATCTTTTTCTTTTCTTCCAATTTTCTCAACATCTCTTTTACCTTCCTGATCCGATCTGTTGTCCTGAAGTATTGTTGAGATTGTTTGAGGTTTTTTACCGTATTTAGTTGCAT